CCATATTAGCGGTACTGCCAAGATCAGTTTGAGGAGCAGTCGGATTATACGACTGAGGACTAGAACTACGAACGACAGGAGAATTAGACATCTGACCATAAATAAGATTAGGATTAAGACCCGCTTCTTTAAAACGAATCATTTGTTCTTTTGGACTATTATACTGATTCTGCATATTCCAATCAGCAAGAGCATCAGCACGTTGCTTCTCATACATCTCTCTTGAATATGACAATTGAGATTGATTAGTAGCGGATTGAGAACCCGCATTTATAGCTTGACCAGCAATACTGGCACCAGCAGCTATAAGAGGTAAAACTAATGGACCCATAGTTTTTTTTGTTTTTTTGTTTTATTTGACACTTTAAAAGTAGTGTTTTTATTTCGTTTTTAACTACACTACGTTCCGTTCTTGACTCAAATATAACACTTTTTTTTAAATTAGTGTCAATTAGCACTAATATATCAAGAATAATTAGTGCATCGCCCCTAAAAGGGGCTTTTGACGGACAGAATCCAGGGCAAAGCCCTTACGATTCCGTCTCGTCGGTTTTTTTAACTCGTTCCGAGTTTTCCACAGAGTTATCCACATTGATGATAACTTTTTTACGAGATTTTGTGTTTTCAATCTCTTGAGTATATAGAGCAGCCAGTTCCTGGCGCTCAGCTAAATCTAAAGTACGAGGATCAGGTAAAACATCCTCTTCATCATATAATGGAGTAAATCCATTAATAGGTAATCCACGAGTATAACGTTCTAGTATTGTACGTATTGACATAGATTGATCTGGAACTGTTAACGATGGCAAATCGTTTTTTTCATAATTTTTCGCAAATTCATTTGCGTTTAATGAGTTTTTTACTTTCATAATGATTCAAGTTTATCTCGACCTAATTGCGAGTTTTTATACATTTTTTCAAATCCTTTCATATGACGTTCGACTAATACTTTTTCAGCGAACTCTCCGAATTCTTCAATTAATTTTAAATCAGTTTCCTGATTTTGTTCAGTTATAATCAATTTTAAATGATTATTAATAAGTAATTTTTGAGTTTCAGAATAAATCTTGTCTTTATAATAACGAGGCATTGCAATTTTTTTGCCTTCTTTCATTGGAACATACATACGATTTAATAAATCGCTTTTATGCCAACTAGACATATTATCAGTAATATAATTTGCACCTAAACCTTTTGACATTAAAGAAAATTCTTTAATACGATCATCATTCCTATGCATAGGAATTTTACCAGGTTTTTGCATATACTTAAGAGTATATCCTATAGAAGCTTCATTAACTTCACCAATAAATATAGAACCAAAAGGCACATACCCAAGACCAGCTTTGTATTGTGACCAAGCATGTTCGACTTTGTCTGCATCTGCGTTAAATATAATCATATGATAATGAGGGCGAGAACGTTTTCCACCATATTCACCACACACATAATACTTTAATTTTCTATTGGATAATTTCCGTAAACGTTTCATATAAAGTTGGATGTGCCGTTTATTAAGGCTCATATATCCACTCTTTGTTAGAGGTACATAATTTGTATCATATGTTAAAGTAACAAATAAAGCAGTTTCTGCTCTTTCGCCCTCTTTTACCAACCTAAAAGACCATCCCGAAGATCTCCTTTTCATACATCCAGGACATTTACCACATGGAAGCGCCATCCATTCTGTAGTTATTTTGTTCCGAACTTGAAAAGGAGTAATACATCGGGTAGACATTAAATAGTAGGTGTACCGTACTTAGGCATTGGACGCACTGCCTTAATTTTGTTTAGTACATGACAATATAACTTCTGAGCATCTGGATCCTCAACTGCAAATATACGAGCAGTTGCTTCAGGTGTACACTCAACAAAAGATTGATTCAAAGCAGGAGCAGTATCAAATATTCTACCTAAATGCCAATAATCTAAAGTAGTTCTAAAATCTCCAGCAACACGACTAGGCATATACTTGTATTCAGCATAACGAGGCACATATCCAAAAGTTCCACCAGGATCATTTGTGTAAGCATATAACTCCTGATTAGCTACTTCTTGTTCGCCAATATTGGCAAAAGTAGGCCAAAAATAATCTAAAGGATCAGATTTTAAAAATGTACGAGGAATACCTTGTTGATAAGCAGTTTTAGGCATAACAGACATAATACCAATGATATAACCATGTTCTTCACAATAATAAGAACCTGATCGGCCGCTAGAAACGGCAATACCATGACCTGCCATATTACCTTGAGGTAATTGATCTTGAGTACCAGAAGTATTTAATACTTCACTAATAACAACAGGAGTTTTTACACCTGTAATATATTCAGGACGTTGTAAACGAGAATCAGATGATTTAACACCAAAATGTGATAGTATACTCTCAACATAACGAGTACCTCCACGAGCATTTTTTTCAAGCCATTCTTGTAATCTATAAGCACGACGTAAATCATTAATAGTTGTAGGTTCGATATCTAAACCATCAGTTTGAGCAAATAAATCAGTAGATGTTGACGAAGATGGTTGAGGAGGTACTACAGGAGAAATAGTAGTACCACTAAGAGTAGTAGGGGAACCACCAGAAGAACCTTCATAATAAACGGGAGCATTTCCGGATACTTGACCCAAAGGAATATCAACCGGCGCACCCTTTTGAGCAAAAGGTAAGGCAGCAGTAAAATAATCATGTTCCCAAGCACGATTACGTAATTTGGTAAGTTCAGCAATTCTGACTGAAGTAGCACCGTTATTTCCATCTGTTAATTTATAATTTACAGGTTGAACTAAATTTTCATCTCTATAATATTCATTATAAATAGCTTGATAAGCAGCAAATGGTAAAGCACTTACATTTGTTGTTGTTGCATTTCCAACTGGAATAGGTGGTACACCCATATAATCCAAGAAACGAAGAGACTGAGCATTAATAAGATTGCTATTAGTATTCCAACCATTGTCAATACCTAAATAAGGGGGTACATATATATCACCAGTTCCATAACCAGAATCTACTATAAACTTTTCCCAATTATCCCATAAGATACGATTAGGAACAAAGAAATAATGCATAGTAACATCCATTCGATGCATAACCGGAGCAACCATAGGAGCAAATCGAATAATACTCTCACAAGATAAGTCAAACTTATCACCAGGAACACACTCAAGTGTAAGAATAGGAGTAAGCTCTCCCATGTTTGCAGATAGCTTAACATCATGAGTTAAATCAAAGTAATTTTTCTTTGGTTTTTTTAACTGAATTGTATTAAATAAATTCTTCATAATTATAAACGGATTCCACCGCGTGACATATAATATGTACGTGATACCTTTCTCTTGCCGTAACCTTTACGACCGTAGGACTTTCGTCCTTTGTAACCTCTACGATTTCTCATTTTGATTTTGTTTTAAGTGATAAATAGTTATTTGTAAAATTGCACAAATCGAATCTAACCTGGATGCAACCAGGGATTTTTGTTGATCTTCTATCTCCATATTCTCTATGGTTTTAATAGACTCTTGAATAAACTTTATAAATTTTTCCATATTTATTTCTTTAATAATCCACCAATACCTGGTACTAAACCTAATAATTTTTGAACCATATTAACAATCATAATAGATTGTTGATTATTAACTTCAAATTCTTTTAACTTTTTTTCAAAATCTTGTAAATCACCAGTTTTAATCAAATTTTGAACTTCTTGAGATACTTTAATTTTTTGTTCATTAGTTAAATTAGTACTAGCTAAAGTCTGCTGGATATTAGCTTTAGCTTGTTTCAATTGTTCAGGAAACAATTGACGATTTTGTTGATCTTGAGCTTGATTTTTTAATAATTGATTAGATAACTGAGCTTCAAGATTTTGAGATACATAAGGTAACTCTTTTTGCAATTTTTCATTAGTAACGGCTTTAATTAAAGCCTCTTTCATAGTCGCATCAGCTTGCGCTTTTACTAAATCGATTTGAGCAGTTTTAAGCTGAGTATCATAATATTGGCCAATAGCCATATTAGCGGTACTGCCAAGATCAGTTTGAGGAGCAGTCGGATTATACGACTGAGGACTAGAACTACGAACGACAGGAGAATTAGACATCTGACCATAAATAAGATTAGGATTAAGACC